TGCTGCTCTGGCTAATGCAGTATTGGCAGCAAATGTAGTTGGTACCGTTGCCGCTGCGAATTACGCAACTTATTCAGGAACAGCAGGATTGGCAAATTCTATAGCTGGTAGCAACGTTGTGGGCAATGTTGCCAGTGCTAATACTGCTGGAAATGTGTCACATGGCATATTCTTCAATAATAGTGGTACAGGCGTGATATCTGGCACCGGTTACGATGGTACAGCCGCTACTACGGTTAGTTGGAATACGATCGGTGCCTTAGCAGCTAATATATTCTCCGGGGCTAATCAATCTTTAAATACTACTGGATTCCAAGTATTTCCCGGTGGACTAATTTTAAATTGGGGCTACACATTCATTAGTAGTGCAACTAATGGAGTACAAACCGCTTTTGTTACGTTTGCTAAACCATTCCCTAATATGGCATTCACTGGAGTTTGCTGTGCCAATCGATATGTTCCTGCTGTAGGTGCGGGCGCCGGCGGCACTAACTACATATATGGTTTGCAAACTACCGGTATGTATGTGGGTGTTGATACTAATGCACAGACTGGAACTTATGCCTATTGGTTGGCTATAGGACATTGATCTTTGGCATCGTTCCAAACCTTTAAAAATAAAAGGTTCTGATAAATACTTTCATACACTCTCATAGTGAGAGTTTATGCAGTACCCACTGCGTAGTGGCTAGAACCCACACCATTTTAAGGAGAAAAACAAATGGGACGTCCTCTAAAAATTGCAAAATCACAAGCAGTCTTAACAATTACAGGAACAGGTAGTGGCTTAGGCGCTGCTGTGACAGTATCGCAGAATTTAACAACAGCCCCAACAGTAGGAGTCATTCCAGGAATGCCTTTCGTAGTAGCATCTACAGTTGGTGGATTAACTGCCGGTACAATCTATTATATTAATGCTATCACTGGAAACCACACATTTACAGTATCAACTACACAGTTGAGTGTTCAACCGCGAGTACTTGCTACATTAACTACAACAACAGGTCAATCAGTTGCAGCAACTGTAGGCTTAGTAGACTATGGTTTCAACAATCCAAACAATTCAAATACTTCAGCACCATCAGGCAGCAATGCTTCATTTGGTGTTGTAGGTGGAAACACTACACAATATGGCAAGCAAACACTATGTAATGTAGCATTCGGTGCTAACATTGCTGGTACAATTTTTGCAAGTAATGCCAGTCCGACAGTTGTTGGTTTAGGTACTGATTTTGCTAACGTAGCAAATGGAACTCATCTTTATGCATACCAGGGTAATCCAGGTTCTTATAGTCTAAATCTATTAGGAACAGTATCAAACAATGTAGGCAACGTATCAATTGGTATCGCTAACACTAGTGCTACTGGTAACGTTATTGGTACTTCTGGAAACGCACAGTTACTAGTTTCAGGTGACCCAGTTGTGTTCGATACAACATTTGGTGGTCTCACAGCAGGTAATACTTACTTTGTTCACACTATTGCAAATGCTGCTGCATTTACTGTTAGTGCGACACCAGGTGGTGCAAACGTTGGTTTAACTTCAAACTCAAGTGTAACTGCTATCGCACTTCAACAACAAATAGTATTAAGTGCTAATTCAATAGTTAATGCAGCCGGCTACAATGGTTATGGTGATCCAATTCTAGGTGCGTTACCAGAAGCAGGGTACATTGTTCGTCAGAAGGGAAAGGCAAAGTATCTAGTCACTGGTCTTACAACTGGCATTACTGCACAGGCATACACTGCAAATGTTGCTAATACAGCATTGACCCCAAATACAATGTCAATTATTGCAACAGATTCGGCATCTGATACACTTTATGTTTCTTCATTGAGTGATTATCAAACACGATTGTTCCCAAATCAAGTTGCAGACGGTTCATTGACTCCTGGTACACAGTATGTAATTTACTACTCTGGTAATACAAACTGGACAGCAATTGGTGCAGCAAGTAATATCACTGGTATTACATTTACTGCAACAGGTGCAGGTGGCTCAGGTACAGGTACAGCAGTGTTGTCATCATCATCTGGTGAAACACCATCTGACTCAAATCCTGACGTGATTGCTTCGTTTAATACAGCGTATCCTGCTAACCAGTTCTATACGCCAAGCAATCCAATCGTAACTATTAACAACGCTTAACAGTTATGTCTACCGCAGCGCGTTTACCAAAGATAAAAGCCGTGAAAGCAGAAACTGATATCGCCGTACTTCAAGTCCAAGTTAAAATGTTGGACGAGAAGTTCGACGGTATCAAGGACGACATTAAAGAAGTCAAAGAGACTCTAGTGGCGCAATCACAGCACACTACTGAACTACTTAGAACTATGCAAACATCGAGTTCTAACGCTCATGCTTCTTTAGGTAAGAAAGTTGCCGATTTAGAAAAATGGCGATGGATGGTAATGGGAGGCGCTGCTACACTGGGCGCCTTAGGCTTTCACTTCATTAGTAAACTATTTGGAGTATAAAAAATAGGGAGAGAAATCTCCCTATTTTCTTATAAGTGCTTTTAATTTTTCTTGCACTAAGTCTATATTGACAGTGCTGAATAATCCTGTATGTAAGGGCTTTGGATACTGATCTTCCCCTACCCACGCATAACCGCAATGCTCGTCATTTAATACAGGAATAAACTCGTTTTCTATTGCACAAAAGAATGTGTGATATGTAAAAGTACCATTAACAAATTTTTGAATTGGAATCAACTTGGTGATTTCAGAGAAGTTCATTTCTTCTACGCATTCTCTGCGTAACCCGTCTAGAAGAGATTCATCTTTCTCTATCTTACCGCCCGGAATACTCCAGGTGTAGTTCTTGTCATTTCTAAGCAAGTATAGAAAACGACTAGTACTACGACAATAAAAGAAGATTCCCGCTGATACATTCATACTATGATTTATCAATTAAATCACGATGCTGTAATTTCCTTGATCGTACCAACCTTCGTATGATTTTCTCCATACTTGTTCTTCGCGCACATATCTGTATTGAATGTTAGTAGCCAAATTAGTAACAAATTGAGGAGTAGTAGCGGCTTGCGAGTCAAATGCAACAAACCATTGATTGGTAGTACCGTTATATTGAATAATATCATTAGCGTTTGCTTCAAATCCCGGCCCCCAAGATACAGTAGGACTACCAATCGCCCCAATTGGTTCTACTATTAAGTAACGAACACCGGGTACTGGTCCTGGTAGTCCCGCATTTGGTCCTGTAACTTGCGGATTAATCACTGCTGTGATCGGATTAAGAGTATTTTGAGGTAGTGTATCTGGGTCGATGTTGAAAATCAAGAATCTGTCATCTATAGGGTTTGGTACAATAGTACCCACAATATCAGTATCCATATACGGATTCTCTAACCATATCTGAGATATTCCCGGTCTTACAGTACCATAAACATTCAACAAACTAGACCAATATAAACTAGTATCAGGCGGTGTAACATTGTACAGATCAGTATTAGGTGGGTAAAAAGGTTCATCTGCTGGTAATAGTTGTAGCATATTACCTTGTAGTAATAACTTATATCCATATGGTGTAACTTTTAAACGAGTACCTAATAACAAGTCATCATTCTGCATATCTTGCAAAGCAGAACCCTTATAGATAGACATGATAATTTTTTCGATAACGCCCATTTTGAGCAACTTAGCAGGTGTGCTTAACCATATAGGCATATAGAATTTCCAAGTCATTATATCTATAGGATTTCCAGTGCCTACTGGGATAGTTCGACTACTGAATGTCAAGCCATCTTGAAATACTGTACTCAATGAAGTCCAGTCTATGAAGTTATCAGTACTTTGAATTTCTAGCGCGGGGTTGAAAAGAGTTCCCAACTGCTCAATTAATTGTAACTTTTGATTATAATTTGAAGTCCAAAAGTCTACAGTTATTCTTAGTGTGTAAGGCACAGGCATCAATCTCTGAATAGAAAATGCTTGCCCTTGAATAGTTTCATAATTGCCAGTATCTTCATTATAATTACGTTGTCTTACTTGCATTTGATCTACGAATGTAGGTTCAGTAGTCCATTTTTGATTGTATTCTAGACCGCTGATATAATATGTGATCATAGGTACGCTTGGTAAGTTACTAGCAGTATTGTTACCAATTACGGTAGCAACTTGTCTGCTTTGATCTCCGTACATAATAGGCACGCGAACTAATATATCGTTGCCCGCAGGATCTTTACCAAAAGTAACACTCCAGGAACTAAAAATCTTAGCAAATTGAATCAAAAATCTGCGTATTTGGTTATCATAAAAAAAGGCGGCCAAAATATTAATCCTCGTATAAATATTCGTGTAGTTCGCGGAATGGGGATTCCCAACTACTCTAATGCTTTATAGGAGCACCAGCATGAATATTTATCTTTATAAAAAGACCCACAAAGTAACCGGTTTTAAAT